CTCTCGGGAGACCTGACGAATATCCTCCAAATGAATTTTGTGTTCATCTTCGATCATGTGCCAATCTTCACGAAGGTCGTGAAGCTGATTGATAAGATTGGTGATTTCTTGATCCATTCTAGGTACAAAGTGAGCTTATTGTTTAAATGAAATAATTTATACTTCGCTTCTTCTATCAATTCGTCCCACGAGATGGTCTCTGCATATAAAAGTATCATACGCTTTCATTTCCCGGTCCACGAACACCGGTGCTCGATCGATATACAACGAAACATATACTTTATTGCTCGGTAAAGGAAATTCGCATAGATCGGGTAGGCGTTTCCCTGTCTTGGGTCTCGGTGCTAATCGACACTCTTTATCTTTCTCAAATTCTTTTTCGATATCTCCTTCGATACCCACATTTCCGACAGGTGTGGGTACCATGCACTTACAGTTTTTCAAAAACCATTTCGTCCATGTCACGGGGTGTATGATAAATTTGAGACGTTTATCCGATAAGTTTATAAATTTTATGCGCGGGGTTGGGTTCGAATCTTTTGGGAAATAATCACCTGGACCGCTGACGAGTGTGGGGTGTTTTTCTCTGTGTATAAGTGCCATCACTATCGCGTTGTCAGCTTCCGTGTCTGACTCTTCTTCACGAATCGGCTCAGCATCTATTAGAGGCATGGAAGGAGCGCGAGTCATTTCCGCGCGGGGGTTAAACGTATTAGCTGTAGAACCCAAGACAGCGAGTCCCAATAGACCCGCGCCTATCACGGCTATTTGCATGTTAATATTCATCTACATTAAAAAGTGGCAAACCGGTCATAGGAATCTGGGCTGAAAGTGTATTCAGGTTTCTTCGGTTTTTTCGCTTCTTCCTGACGCGCGCGCTCTTTCTTGATGTCTATGGGTGTAGTGTACACGTCAAGCTTCTCGATGGGGATAGACGGGTAATCGTACTTGCCGGGTGGATCGCGCATAGAGTTTCCAGCTAAAATAAACAGTACCCAAAGTGCGATGAGTATCCAAACGTATGTGGGCATATATTATAAATATGAAAAGAAAATACAAAATTTTCTTCACATATAATAATGAAGGTAACGCTCAGAAAGAGTCCTAATCCCGAGAAGAAATACAGAGTTACTTTCGAAGATGGTTCACACGTAGATTTTGGGGGTGCAGGTTACTCTGATTATACGATCCATAAAGATCCATCGCGTATGAAGAGATATCTCGCACGCCATGGACGTATGGGTGAAACGTGGTCTAAAGCTGGTTTAAAAACAGCTGGGTTCTGGTCTAGATGGTTATTATGGTCTAAACCGAGTATGACTGGAGCTAAGCGACTGATGTCCTCGCGTTTCGGTTTGCGATTTGTCTAAGACCGCGACGGTTTAAGTTCTGTTGAAGTTGTGTCAACAAGTTTCTAGGCATCGCGGGACGTCCGATGGGAACTGGACGTCTTATCGGCATACGCCGAGGAGGTGGGGGAGGGGGAGGGGCGCGCACCGGACTCGTTTTCTTCGTGGCACACGTACATCGATTCTTGACGAGTTGACGACACGTGCGCATAGTAGCAGCAGCTTGAGTTACGCGATTTTTCATGACTGCTAAATTGCGTAAGTTAATCTCCTTTCGTAAAGCTTCGTTCGTCTTTTTTACGCGTTTACCTTGGTTGTCTCTTGTTAAACGGATACCCTTTCTCCGGGCTTTTGTTCTTATGTCAACCATTTATATATACCAAGATTAAAAAAAGTGATCGGTCCTATAAAGCTTAGCCTGATAAGGGGCCGCCTTACCTAAGACGTTCACGGATTCGTTTCCATACAACTCTTTACATCCCAAATCATCCATGCAATCGCGATCACCGACGGTCACGGGAATAGAGTAAATCTGATTCCCAGGTGTCGATGTGTAGTAGTGATACTGATCACGGCGCCCTCTCACCTCTTTTCCATATAAGGGGAGAGTCTCCTCGTTTTCTCCTAATAAAACGCCCATTTGTTGTACGTCACCGGGCTTATACAACTTGACTGGGGGGTCTCTATATTCGGGCGATCGACGAATACTCGTGATCCGACGCGGGGGAACCATGGGTGTCGGTACGGGAACCTTGACAACCTTGGGATCCTGTAACCGCGTGATGAGATAAAAAATGATGGCGACGAGTACCAACATTATCAGTAATGCGGGTGTGTTAGACTTCCCTTTCTTCATTTATATAACTTAGAAAAGATTCCCGAAAGGTCGACACGTTCTGCGTATGGTATTCTTTTTAATTTATGCTGGACGAATAACCATAAACCGAGGAACAAAAATTTAGGAATGAGACCCGATGTGGTATTATCGAGCTTATATATCGGTCCGACTAATCGTCCAAAAAACGTGTCCTCCTTCTTATTACCGGTAAGTTTCATCTCAATCTCTGTGAGAGCGCACGTATCATCGTTCGTCGCCCAGTGAAAAAACAGAAAAGGTATGAGAAGCGAGTAAAGAGACAGGATCACTTCATCTGCGGTAAATGGTATCACTATCATCACGAGGAAGAGAAGGACGTGGATGAAAAATATAATATTCATCTCTATTAGTATGGACAAAGAAAAGAAAAAGTCCCAACCCAAAGAAAAGGTAAAACGAGTTTGGCATCCTTCACAGGAAAAGATATTGAAAACTTGGGGTGAAGCGTCGGCCTGTTACAGATACATGCACAATCATGCATATCTCGTGTTCAAGAAACAGAGTATGCGTTTTACGTTACCAGTCATCGTGTTGTCTACGATCACGGGTACAGCTAACTTTGCGCAATCATCGTTCCCTCCTAATATGAGAAGTTCTGCACCGGCTATAATTGGTGGTCTTAACCTGATAGCTGGGATCATAGCGACTATAATGCAGTTTTTAAAAATTAATGAATTAATGGAGGGTTGTAGGGTTGCGTCACTGCAGTACGGTAAGCTTTCGCGTACAATTCGGTTAGAGCTTTCTCTCCCCATCCAAGAACGTTCTTGTGACGGTTCTGTGATGATAGAGACGTGCAGAGCCGAGTACGACAGGCTTATCGAGCAGTCACCACCCCTTCCGTATTCCATTATTCAGGCGTTCGAGAAGCAGTTCCCCGACGATTCCGAATTCTTCAAGCCCGAGATCATGCATATCCAGCCTATCGATATGTTTATCTCGGAAGACGAAATGCGTGACGAGTTGAAAAAGGAGCTTGGAGCTATACGAACAGGTGACGTTACTCCGAAATCGGAATTCGAAGTGGTCATCGAGGAGCCGAAATCTTCCTAGCCACATACGCTAGCATTATGAATAGTATTAGATTAAAGAGACCGATACATATCAAATAAGGAAAAACCTTTCTTTTGATTGGTTCTATGATCCTTGCCTGAAGTGTATCACTTTCCAAAAAAATATCTAAAGCTTGATCAGTGAACTCATCAGTGATGGACTCCTTCATTAAAATAATCCCACAAAAAAAGGAGCGACCGCCGACGCTCCACGAAAAAGAAATTTCCCTGTTGGAAAAATTTTTGGCGCGAGGAGAGAACGTGTTCATATGCGGTCCTACCGGTTCCGGAAAGACGTTTATAGTAGACTGTTTACTTAACGCAAGTAACACGATCGAGTTACACTCCGAACTCTTTCAAAAGAAGAGTACCTTCCTGAACTTGATAGGAGACACGTCGCATCACGTGTTAATAGATGGGTATGATTCGAGTGTATACGGTCACAAGCAAATCATAGATAAGATTTCTGATACGAATGAAAAGATCACGAAAGGATCGGTCGTCGTGACATCTACATCTATCCATATGTTACCGAATTTTAAACTCATAATCGTACCGAAACGTTCCGCGGATGAGATATTTTCTTTAGAGTGCGGGAATCCTAGAGCCAGGTTCGCCGCTGATAAGTGTGAAGGAAATATACGCAATTTTTACGATTATATGAACTTTTCAGATGAAAAGGATGTATTTAAAACATCGAAAGATATAGTACTCGACATTTTGTGTCATAAAGGTGGGAGTTTTGACACGAACCAAACTGTCCACGAACACGGTCACGTAGTGGATGTCATACATGGAAACTATCTGAACTCAAAAGATGCCAACGTCGTACCGATAGCAGATTCATTATCGCTCGCGGATGTATATGATTCTGTAATGTATAAAGGTGAGTGGAACTACATGCCATACTACATAACGTGTGGAATGGCTGTGCCTAAATATAACCTCGGAGAACCATTGAAATCTGAAAAAATTCAACCCGGTAGTACGTGGACAAAATATGGTAACTATAAGATGCGGTACAATAAACTTAAAAA